AAGTGCCCAGGAATGGAACATACTTTCAAGCCAGTGGCGGGTTTCAGGATACTGTCAGGCAAATTGTAAGACTAATACCCGTAATCATCATGTTCTTTTATACTATAATTTTCACTGATAACAACTTCATAGCCTCTCCTTCCCAGCCATGCGACAGTTTCTGATAATTCAAGAACTCCGCTTAATTCGTCGGAATCGCCAATTAATTCGGTTTCGATTGGGTCACGAAATAAGCCGCATTGTTCATCGACCTTAAACAACCCTATCCAGCTCCACCTGTATTTTATATAGCCCTCGCTACCATCTGGAAGAATAACATCCCATATCATAGGGCATCCGCCGCAACTTTCTTTTAAGATGGTTATATTATTCATACCTTATCAAAATCTTTGAAATTATTGCAATTAATTTCTATCGTGTGGCCGGGATAATTGGTTTTAATATCCGCATAGGGAGATGCATCCCAACGACTATAACCAGCTTCCACAACAATATATTCTTTTCCGGCCCTCAACCCGTTATCATTGGTAATGCGAGAAATTACCATATCGCCCTTTTTAAGGTCTGCAATGTTAACCATTTTATATTATTTTCCTTTGTGCTGTTTTAATACGGTCCAAATCTGACTTTGAATAAAAGCCCTCCGCATTGGGCGCAACGCAATATAATTTTAACCTGGAGTTGAGATAGCTTTCCGAGCGGCCCATATACTCCACAGCCTCTTTATAGGTCATGTAATCCTTATACGGGCGAAAGACTTGTAAAACTTCTTTGGTGATTGCTGCTTCCATCTTTTAAAGATTGAAAGCAATAGGGGAGATGTATTACCGAGAATGTGAAATTAGGAAAAATTTGAATTCGCCCAATTATTTTTTTGTAGAATTCGTAATACCCAGCTTTTTCATGATCATTTGCTGATTACGGATGATTGTCGCCAGCTGCTCCTGCACTGGGTCTGCCACTGGGCTATGGTCCTTTATCTTGAAATACTCAATAAACCTCTTCCACTGTGCTGGCTGGATGTTCTGCCGGTGATACCGGATTTCTGATATGCTACTCTTACTCTTCAACTTCATTATCTTGGCCAGTTCCTGGGTGGTAGGCAATGTGCCCGCCAGCTCCATTCTTTCCATCTCTTTTGAAAACTGAATGGTCCGCGGTTCTATTTTCCTTGTTTTTGGGGGCATGCCAGTTATTTCATTTTGCTCAAACTATCAACGGAAAAGTCAAGCGCAGTTAATCTCCGTTTTAAAATGCTTCCACGATAAGAATAATAACTGGAACTATCAATCAGAGTTTTCCATTTTATAGAATCTTCCCCGGCATGTATACTCTCTTTTGCCTTTTGATAATAATAATGCTCATAGTTTGAAGCCAGGCTGATGCTATCTTCAGTGATTTTTTTTTGGTTTAAAAAGTCAGTCATTATCTGGTTCCTGTCGGGTGCCGATTTGCATGCAACGAAGTTGCCCATTACAATGACTAAAATCAATAATTTCATGTTTAAGATTTTGTTGACAAATAAGACAATGTTTTAAACTTACATTAGTTATCCAATCGAAACCTTTAGGACACTTCACATTAACCCTTCAAACCCGCGTTGCTATGCGTATTAGGAAATGCAAGCCAAAGTTTGCTAAACACCCCCATGTTCCTTCATTAACATCTCACGCTCATTTAAAATGGCTTTCTTCAATTCAGAAGCGACAACGGCACTGGATTTCTTTTCTGCACCGGATAATAACTCAATCAAAGTAATCTCAAAAACCCTGCATCTTGCTTCTATTTCAATAAGCCGGCTGTTAATAACAGCCGCTATTTTACTGTCATCTTCCTTCAATGAATCTGCATAATGTTTTTTCAATAGCCTTATAATATTATCACCCTCCCCCTTTTTTTTGACCTTACTTAAATAAGGGCGGCTGACTTTAATTGTGTCGGCAATATCATCCAGTGTCTGCCGGGTTGCAGATTGAATCTTATGCAGCAACAACTCCACTTCATTAGATTTCATCTAAAGATTACATTTGGTAATTAAAAGATTACTAAAGTTTACAATTGGTGTTCTTTTGTATACTTTTGTATTCTATATTTGACTTGTCAATTAAAAATAAGAAAAAGTAACATGAAACTTTCAAAAATAGCATGGTTGGCAATCAAAGGGACAAAGGGGTTTGTTCAGCAGGTAATGGATGACCAGGGTGTGACAAAGCAGACCGTTCATAGATGGATAAACACCAATGACGATATGCTCACAAAGGCATCTGTGCTGGCTATTATTAAAAAGGAGACTGGTCTTACAGAAGAACAGATATTAGAAATTGAGCCTCAAGAAACAAAGGAAAACGTATAAGTGCAAGCACTTATGTACATATTTTTCTGTACAGGATGAACGAGTATTTTTTCACAAGCAATAGACGATGTATTACCGGGGGCTTGTTTTTACTTGCCCCTCTTTTAAAAACCAACCTCATGTATCCCGAATTCTTTTTAAAGTTTCTGATAAAACATTACAGCCAGCGCCTGAGAGAAGAGACCAGGACTGAAGCCAAAGCATTTCTTCGAGCAACCTTATATAATCTAAAACGAAAACCATGCTATTAACGATTAACCCCACTACGCCATCACTGGGACTAACCCTTGCCTGCGGCCTGTTCATAATTGCCTGCGGATACTATGTAATGAGAGAGCCAAAGAAGAAGGCTATAGTGCCTCCCAATGTGAGCAGAAAAAATTGCACCGAGTCATATATAGCCCTTTTACAAAAGATAAATGAATGCGGTACCACAACTGGCTTGTCAGAGTTCTTTGACCATGCAGATGAATTTCATTCCGAATTCCAGGGGAGGGTTGATTCAAAAGACCTGAAAGAATTCTATGATAATATCTGTCTGGAGATAAAGAACAGGCGCTTTGAATTAATCATGAGTAAGAATAAATCAACTGTTTCATAGGCAAGACGGTTTAGGGTTTTAGGGGTTACAGCCCACCGGATTTGTGGGCTGTTTTTTAAAAGTTCTTTACTTCTTGGAAAGTCGCTTCGCATGTTTTAAATGACTGCCTTTGCGTCAAAAGTGCAGTTCAACTTATCGGCCCCTGCTTCAGTGGGGGCTTTTAAAAAGTCTCTGGTTTTTATTGAAGATAATTATGTGAAAACGGCCTGCTTTTCCAGGCGGGCCTCTTTTAAAACTCAATTAAAACAAACAATATGTACAAATGCAACAGGTCTTTTACAGCACACAATAACCATAAATATTCTTATGGCCAAAAGATTAGTGGTATCGAATACAATTCTTTGAGTTACGTAGACCAGCAGAATTTTTCACGAGTGGAAGATGAGCCAAGCTATTCTACCAGCAGGCCCGTAGAGGATCCTCCATCATTTTCTATGCCTTCATTTGACAGTTCATCTTCATTTGACAGCACGCCTGACAATAGTAGCAGCTTTGATTTTGGCGGAGGTGATGGCGGCGGAGGCGGTGCAACTGGAGATTTTTAAGCGTCTGACGGTGGACGTAAGCACCGGTGCAGTTCTTTAAAACGGTAGTTCAAGCTACCAACCATAACACCCGGCAGGTCTCATGCCTGCCGGTTATTTGGGAACTCTGGCTGATGAAGCCATCTATCATAAACTAAAAAAGCGGAGACTTAGGATCTCCGCTTTTCATCTGAAACTATTTAATCACTATAACCCTACAAAAGTATGCGAAATCAAATTACAAAAATGCAACCCGCCTTGCCGATTCCAACTCCAACAACACTTTTGGAGAAGGCAATTGAAAAGGGTGTGGATATGGCTCAGCTTAAAGAGCTGATGGATTTGCAGGAACGATGGGAAAAGAAAGAAGCGAAGAAAGCCTTTCTTGATGCGCTTTCCAATTTTCAATCAATGGTACCTGAATTAAAAAAGGGTAAGACTGCAAAGATTAATTCACAAAAAGGAAGCTTCTCTTACAAATACGCAGACCTGGGCAGCATCACGAAAGCCATCAATCCATTTTTGAGAGAATGCGGTTTGTCATACACCTGGGATTTTAAAGAGAAAGGTGATAAGCTGGAAGTAACCTGCCATGTAAGCCACAGGGATGGCCATGAACAAACAACAAGCATGGAAGCCGGCAAAGACATGAGCGGCGCCAAAAATGATATTCAGCAGAAAGGCAGCACGCAAACATACCTGCAACGATATACGCTCATCGGAGCCCTGGGACTTTCAACCGCGGATGAAGATATTGATGGCAAGGGCGGCAGTACCACACAGCAGGAACAGAAGCAACAGCCGGAACAGACTGAAGACGAGGCGCTGGAACAATGGGCTGAGCTTCTTAAAGCCACTTCCAGGCAAGTTGAGCTTACCGGCCTATATATGAAAAATAAAAAAGCTGTGGATGGATGGGATAAGCTAAAGGCCATGTTCAAAGACCGGCAGGAGGAATTGAAACAAAATTTTAAACCTGAAAAAGTTTCAATGCCATGAGCCAAAGTATATACAAAAGCTACGAGATAGAACAGCTTGAAGAGCTCTTTTCCCAATTCCTGGTTGACAGTTGGAGCCATTCAAAGATTACAGCCTTCTCCCGTAACGAAAAGGCGTTTGAGATGAATTACATTTTTGGCCTTTATTCCAAAAAATCCGCTTCATCTGTCGCTGGCCAGGCGTACCATAGTGCACTTCAATATTATTTCACTCAAAAGAAAGAAGGAAAGAAAATTGACCTGGTGGAGTGTGAACAGGCGGCATTCCAATATATCAGTGAAGTGCACGGCAATTCGTGGAAGCTACAGAAGACCACGCCCACTGTGGAAGAGTGCCAAATAAAAGCCAGTAAAACTGCCAGTGACCTGCTTAAAAACTTCTTTGGCGAATTATCAACATACGAAGACAGAATTAAGGAAGTGTTGGAAGTAGAAATTAAGTTCAGCGAATTCCTGACTGTTAACGGTGTGGATATTCCTTTGCCGTGTCATGGTATAATTGACCTGGTTGTAAGAACTCATGATGATACAATTGTCATCATTGACCATAAATCAAAGGCTACATTTTCTGATGATGAGGAAATAGCCCTGTCAATCGGTGAACAGGCAATGACCTACGTTCTGGGATACGAATCAAAGACTGGCCAGCATGTTGACGAGGTTTGGTTCGTTGAGAATAAATATTCAAAAAACAAAGACGGCAGGCCGCAGCTGAATTTGTTCAGTGTGGAAACGACTCCCGATAACAGAAGGCTTTATGAGGCTTTGCTGTATGAACCATTGAGCCGCATGGTCGCGGCGGTTAATAACCCGGACTACGTGTACTTAATTAATCCTTCAGACAATTTTGTTGACAAAGCTGAGCTATACGACTTCTGGTGCAGAACAATGATTGCAGAGGTGGATGATTTTAATGTGGATGAGACCAAAAAGGCAATGGTTTCAAGACGCCTGAAGAAAATCCGCGATAGTTCAATCGCTTCAGTAAGCCCGGCCATCATAAAAACTTTCCGGGAGAATGCCTCACAATTTATTCAATACGATTTATCAAACAAGAATATGACAAACGAAGAAAAAATTGAGCACGTGCTGCGTTCATTCGGAATTATCGTGCAGGTAGCACACAAGTTTGAAGGCTATAGCAGCAACACCTTTTTACTTTCTGTGTCTGCAGGTGTAAAAGTATCTTCTGTGTTCAGCAGGCGCCTGGACATTGCCAATGCGCTTGATGTTTCAAATGTGCGCATCTCACCCGAAATGGTAGTATATGAAGGCAAATCATACCTGTCTGTGGACTTTAGCAAAAAACGTGAAAAGGATTTATTCTTTGACCCCTTACTATTAAAGGGTCAACGCATACCCATCGGTAAGGACAACTTCGGTGAAATAATCGTTTGGGATTGGAACAATCATTCTACACCGCACATGCTTGTTTGCGGTGCCACAGGTAGTGGTAAATCAGTTTCTATTCAATCGACCATTGAATATGGCCGCCTGGTAGATGCGGATAACATTGTCATCATGGACCCCAAACATGAATTCACTTATTACAAAGGGCAAAGGGGCATAAAGGTTTTCAATGAAATTGAAGATATAGAAGATGAGATGGCAAAGCTGGTTGAATTCATGAATGAGCTGGAAAAAAAAGGAAAGCAAACAAGGACACTTATTGTCTTCGATGAGTTTGCGGATGCGGTTGCTCAGTCACGCAGTGCAAAAGAGTTGCGGGCCTTCGGGGCAAAATCCCTGGAAGAAAATTTGCGCATACTTCTACAAAAAGGCCGCTCGTCTGGTTTCCGCATCCTGGCTGCCACACAAAGAGCTTCTACAAAAGTTATTACCGGTGATGCAAAAGTAAACTTCCCGGTTATGGTTTGCTTCCGTGTACCAAAAGAAATCGATAGTAAGGTTGTTTTGGACGAACCAGGTGCTGAAGGATTGGCTGGCCGTGGTGACGGGTTGATGAAATCACCTGAGTATATACAAACTGTCCGCTTCCAGGCCTTTTACAAAGACAATGGCCAAGCTGTTGTAAAACACTCGCACATTTCTGATGCAATAATTGTTGACTAATGCTGAAGCTGAAAGATACTGTGAAAAGTTTCATGACAAAGGAAGTATACGGAGCTGCAGGGGAACCGGTTTTAATAATTGTGGAGCGTGGCAATGTGGTAATAGTGGAAAGTTTGAAAGGAGACCGGTTCCCCACTTTAAAAGCAAATCTCACTGAAGAAAATGTGGAAGTAAAACCATCAGTTGAAACACCGGTAGTTCCTGAGAAGAAAACAAAACCGGTAAAATCAAATACTCAAAGCACAAACACACTTTTTTAAATGGCATCACATTTTTTACCAATAGACAAAGCCCAGGATGGGACCATTAAAAACGGTAAGGCTTTGCGTGCAATATTCGACGTGCTTCCGGTTGGTTTATCCATGATGGAAATAACGATTGTCAACAGGCATAGCAGGCAGTCTGATGGGTATTATTTCAAAGTGGTTCTTTCATTCGTTCAGCGTGGTTTAAAGGCTCTGGGCCACGATGATATACAGGATGTATATGATGCGCATCAGTTCTGTAAAAAGCTTTTTAATAAAGGCAAAACTACTTCAGATATGAATGACGCGGATTTCAATAATTACGTAGAACGAGTTTGCAAGTTTGCTGCCGAAGAGCTTAAAGAAACCATTCCTGAACCTAAAAAGTTTGTGTCATGATTGAATGTGAATGGCCAACCTGCCGGCAGGAGGCTACCCATGGAAAGCTTTGCTATAGCCATTGGCGGCAATATGGAAAGACATCGATGGTTGATAAGCCAGTGGTAGATGAAAAGGAACGGCAGAAACTATTCAGGAAAGCCAGGGCGGAAAAGTTAAAACAAAACCCAAACTGTGAAGTAGAGGGTTGCAATGAACGGGCAGCAGAGGTTCATCATAAGCGCGGAAGGATTGGAGAATTTCTTTATCTCATTAAGCACATGCTAAGCACCTGTAGGAAGCATCACAAACAAATAGAGAAAGATCCCAAATGGGCAAAGGCTAACGGATATTCTGAAAGCCGGTTATCAAAATAAATCATCATCAATTAAAAAAAGAAGCATGAAGACCTTAAAAGACTTCACCCCGGAAATCCAGGCTAAAATACCTGAATACATTAAAAATTATACTGCCGGTATATATGACGGCGGGCGTTACAAATCATTTGAGTTATCAAAGGCTGAGGCGCATGTTAACTGGAATTATGAAACTTCCGGCTATAAAAAACCAGTAGTAATAGTTGCGGAAAACCCAAAAGAAATGCAAGTTTTTTTCAATTGGATAAAAGCTAACAAAGAATTTCAGCTTCCGCTTTACCTTCTTTATGCCGCAAAAAACAATATAGAACTACCGAAGATAGAGGACTCACAGCTTGACTCACAGCTTCGCTCACAGCTTGGCTCACAGCTTCGCTCACAGCTTTACTCACAGCTTGACTCACAGCTTGACTCACAGCTTGACTCACAGCTTGACTCACAGCTTCGCTCACAGCTTGACTCACAGCTTGACTCACAGCTTGACTCACAGCTTCGCTCACAGCTTGACTCACAGCTTCGCTCACAGCTTGGCTCACAGCTTGACTCACAGCTTCGCTCACAGCTTCGCTCACAGCTTGACTCACAGCTTGACTCACAGCTTGACTCACAGCTTGACTCACAGCTTGACTCACAGCTTGACTCACAGCTTCGCGTGGTAAATTCTTACGGCCTATTTACATGCGATATATACTCAAACGTGTACGCCGCGTGGTTCAAGTTCATGAAAGATGAATTTAAGCTTGATAGCAAGATTGGTGTAATGCTGGACCAGTGGGATGCGCTTTATAAGGAGTCAGATATCTACACTGCAGTGTTTTCTGAACTGGTTTGTGTTGTCTGCAAATACCCAAAGCAAATACATGTAGATGAAGAAAAAAGATTGCACAGTGTGACCAGCCAGGCTGTTGAATGGGGGAACTCCACTGAATTAACCAAATGGGATTGCCATTATATACATGGCGTTCTTATCGAACCTGCCTTATTTGAAAAGCTTTCCAGCAAAGAATTAACATTTGAGGACTGGGCAAAAGAGGAGAACGAAGAAATTAAATCTGCCATGCTCGCTTTCATGGAAGAAAGATGGGGTGCCGAATTTCTGTTCAGATTTATTTCAAAACACCTAAAGGAGGTAAATACCTATACCGATAAAAAGGATGAAAGATACCTGGAAGGCACAACCAAAGGAATGAACATCGGTGTGTATACCCTCTTTAAAGGCAGAGTGAATGATATCGATATGGCATTTGTAAGATGCTATTGCCCTTCTACTGACAGATTGTTTTTCTTGTCTGTCAGCCCGACTAATACAAATGCAAAGGATGCAATTGCCAGCCTATATCGCGTTCCATCAAAACTCGTCAAATACATAAAAAGCATATCAAGGCAGGGTGAACGTTATTTCACTGTTTTCACAGATGAGGGCAATAAAGTGTTGGACAATCTCACCAAACCTGAAATCGAAGATTTAAAAAGCATTACAGGTAAAGAATATTTCTCTCTCATGACTTACGAATATTAAACTTTTAAAATATAATACAATGCAAAAGACAATCAAAAAAGTAAACGTAGCACCATCATCAACTCATGGCCATTTTGTGACTGGTGCAGAAAAAGTAATTGACCTGGATATCGTAAATGAAACCTTTCGCGTAGAAGGTGAAAGCACGCTGACCTCTGCTAATCACACAACGCTTAAACAAAAAGAAGGTGGATTAATCACCTGTCAGGTTGTTGTAGACCCTTTCACGGGAGCTTTCAACAAATCCAAAGATTAATTGCCGGCCGGGAAGACCGGCCATTTCTTACCCGCTTATACTCCGTGCCTCATTGAGAATTATTTTTTAATAAAATCAATTCAACAAAATGAGCGATATCAAAATCTTACAAGTAAAACTCATCAAGCAAGGTGAGGGCCTGGAACTTTCTTTCCGGAACAACGAAGGCGTTGTTTCCAATGACGGCAAAGAATGCAAGGAGGCAGTACACCCTGACCTGGTGAAAGCAGTTAACGCATTGTGCCCGCACATCGCTATCCATACAGACTATCTCTCTGAAAAAGACGCCATGAAGCGTGAGAACCTGACGCCATGGATTTGCACAGGTTATTCATGGAATCAAAAAGAAACCGGTATTACACTCACCGGTGTAAGATCTACCTCCCGCGGTAAATCTGTGGTGCTTAATATCATGCTTCCCATGGAAGGCGAATCAGCAGAGGAATATACGCTACAGAAAACTTTTTTAAAAGCCATTAAGGTTATTGAATTTGAAGTAGGCGAATATCTGGCCGGTCGAAAAAAGGCGCAAGGGAATCTCTTTAATGAAGAGAATGACGGCAAAATGAAGACAGTCACCAATATGAAAATTGCCGCTCCCGATGAAACAGGCATGACCGGCGAAGGAAAAGAATTCGCACCAAATGAATACGTAGACGAGTTTAACAAAACTGCTGCGCTGCGTAAAGCTGGCAAGGTTACGCCCCTTAAAAAAGCACGTGGCAAAAAGAAACTGGACCAGCCATCTGAAGACAAAGAATACACTCCCCAGGAGCTGGAAGCACATATTGCATCACGCAAGAAAAAGCCAGGCGGTAAATCTCCTCGTGGAGCTAAACAGACAGTAAAAAAAAATCATCTGGGGCAGGAGCTTTCTGATAGCGCACTTCCTGTATCAGACGAAGACCTCAAGAACGCCAGTAAAAAATAACCAAAAACACGATGGGCAGGAAGAAAAGTTTTATAACAGTAACGGACCAATTCTGCGGCGCCGGCGGAAGCAGTCAGGGGGTGCGCAGATTGGCAGAAAGAAAGAACGGAGGGTTAGAGGTTACCCTGGCCATGAATCATTGGAAACTGGCCATAGAAACACACAATACAAACTTCCCGGATACGCATCATGATTGCACAGATATCAGCGCATGTGACCCGCGCCGATATCCTTCTACTGATATTTTAATAACATCTCCTGAATGCACCACACATTCACCAGCTGGGGGGAACAGGCATAAAGTTGTTAAAAACCAGATGGACCTATTTGATAAAGGCACTATCGATGCAGCCACAGAAAGAAGCCGTGCAACCATGTGGGATGTATGCAGATTTACTGAATATCATAAATACAACGCCATCATTGTTGAGAATGTGGTTGAAGCCAAGACCAGGTGGCCGTTGTTTGATGTGTGGTTGACCGCCATGTTTACCCTGGGGTATAATCATAAATGTGTCTATCTGAATTCAATGCATTGCCACCCAACGCCACAAAGCAGGGACCGGATGTATATTGTTTTCTGGAAGAAAGGGAACAGGGCGCCAATGCTTGATTACACCCCTGTAGCCCATTGTCCTGATTGTGGAAAAAATGTTAATGCCATCCAGACATGGAAGCAATCGGACAAGCGATTTGGAAAGTATAAACAACAATATGTGTATTGCTGTCCGGTACACGGTAAAAAGGTTGAGCCTTATTATTATGCCGCTTTCAATTGTATTGACTGGTCTGATATAGGCATCCGCATTGGTGATAGAAAAAAGCCGCTATCTGAAAATACAGTTACCAGAATAAAGTACGGATTAAATAAGTATGGTTCAGAGCCTTTCCAGGTTCAGACAGTAAATGGCGGCGAGCACGTGCATAGGACCAGAGCTTTATTGGAACCATCTTTTACACATACCACTTTGCAATCACAAGGCTTCATTATTGATGATAAGCATACAACAGGAATTGATTATCGTGTAAATCCAATATCCGGGAGATTACCAACACTCACGACGGACCACCGGCTAAAACTTATCACGCCTTTTGTTATTCAAAATGAAAATGCCAGTCAAAAAGGATATGTACGTTCTGTAGGCGAAGCCCTGCAAACACAGAATACCAGGCAAAGCATGTCAGTGGTTACACCGCAGATAGTAGCAAATTATTCACCAGGCTATACGAAGCCTGCAAACGAACCATTACCAAGTATTACTTGCGCCGACCATAACGCCTTATTGACACCCCCATTTATTACAGAATACTATGGAACTGGTAAAGCAAAGCCGATTACAGACCCAGCTATATCAGTAACTGCGCAAGGCAATAAGCATGGATTAGTTACAACAGAAACGTGGAATTCTTTCATCGCTCAATATTATGGTGGTAGTAATTGTACCACCGATATCACTGAAGCTGTCGGTTGCGTGACAACAAACGACCGGTCAGGCCTGGTAAGTTATCAGCAACCAAACATTGAAGATTGTTATTACAGAATGTTGAAGCCACCGGAAATAAAATTGGCAATGGCTTTTGACAAAGACTATATAATTCTTGGCAATGGGAAAGACCAGGTGAAGCAATGCGGTAACGCAGTTACCCCACCGGCAATGGAATGGCTTATTGAACAGGTTGTAGCATCATTAAATTAATTCGAATGAAACGAAATGAAATATGGGCCGCTGTGGAATTGGAATTACGCTCAGCCAAGAAAAAACACCCTAATTACCCGGACCACGTTTGTGGCCAGGCGGGGATAGTAGTCGAAGAGGCTGGTGAATTAATGAGGGCTGCATTGGATTGGAAATATGGCCGTGCAGAGACACCTGAAGAGCAACACGGTCAGCTGATGGAAATGCAACAGGAAGCCATTCAAACCGCAGCTAGCTGCATCCGCTTCCTGGAGAACATAGGTAAAACAAAAACAAAGGCAGAAGAAGCGAAGGAACTCTCAACCGAATTACTATGATACCGTACGAACAGTTTTTACAGAATAAAGTGAAGCTTGCGCAGAGTACCGGTTTCTTAATTGAAGATTCCGATATCAGTCCATTTATTAAGCCTCACAATAGATTAATGGTAAAATGGCTGGTGAATGGTGGGCGCCGGGCTTGCTTTGCTGCATTTGGTTTACATAAGACGGTTACTCAGCTGGAGACATTGCGCTGCACATTATTGCATACAGGCGGCCGCGGGCTTATCATTGCTCCTTTGGGAGTGAGACAAGAATTTATCAAAGATTCAGTTAATATTTTGAAATGGCCAACACCACCAAAGTTTATACGTCGGATTGAAGAAGCTGATGAGACTGGTATTTACATTACCAATTATGAAACGGTTCGTGACGGTAAACTTGACCCACGATTGTTTGATGCGGCTTCTCTTGACGAGGCTTCCATACTCCGTGGTTTTGGTGGTTCAAAAACATTCCGTGAATTCATGCGACTATTCACCGGTGATGCCGGCCCGAACGGCAACCGTCGCGGCACGCAATGTGTCCCTTACCGATTCGTTGCCACTGCTACACCAAGCCCAAATGATTACATAGAGTTGCTGGCATACGCGGACTTTTTGGGAATAATGGATGTAAGCCAGGCTAAAACAAGGTTCTTCAAAAGAGACAGCACGCAGGCTGATAAACTCAAACTGCATGCACATAAAGAAGAAGAGTTCTGGTTATGGATGGCATCCTGGGCATTGTTTATATCAAAGCCTTCTGACCTTACGTGCAATATTGCTGATGATGAGGGTTACATTCTTCCACCCTTGGATGTTCGCTGGCATGAAATACCATCGGACCATTCAACAGCTGGCGCTGAAAAGAACGGACAGCTGCGACTGTTGAAAAAAATAACGAGCGGTTTATCAGATTCAGCAAAAGAGAAACGCGAAAGTCTCCCTGCCAGGATTCAAAAAGTATTGGAACTCCGTGAAGAGAATTTATCCGCCCACCGAATTATCTGGCATGACTTAGAGAATGAAAGATATGCCATTGAAAAATTATTGCCCGATTGTAAAACAGTTTATGGCAGTCAGCCCCTCGAGGACCGCGAAGAGATTGTCGCAGGATTTAGTAATGGTACCGTTGCAGAAATAGCCGGCAAACCTTCGATGATTGGTTCTGGTACCAACCTGCAGCGATATTGCTCCTGGTCCATTTATGCCGGCATAGGATTCAAATTCAACGATTTTATACAAAGCGTTCACAGGATTTACCGATTCCTTTCAGCGGGCCAGTGTCGCATTGATTTGATTTATACAGAAGCTGAACGGGACATCCGAAAACAGTTGGAACGCAAATGGTCACAACACAATAAAATGGTTCAAAAAATGACAGACATCATACAAAATTTTGGTCTTTCACAGGTAGCAATGGCCAATCTCCTTACCCGTAAAATTGGTGTTGAAAGGATAGAAATCAACGGTGACCGATTCACCTGTGTACACAACGATGCAGTACTGGAAGCTAAACGGCTTGAAGAAAATAGTGTTGGCTTAATTTTCTCTTCCATTCCTTTTTCAACGCAATACGAATATTCGCCCAACTATTCTGATTTTGGTCACTCGGACAACAATGATGAGTTCTTTAACCAGATGGATTATTTAACCCCCGAGTTATTTAGATCTCTGCAGCCTGGGAGAATAGCAGCCATCCATGTAAAAGACCGGATTGTACCAGGTGGCATGACAGGCCTGGGCTTTCAAACCGTGTATCCGTTCCACATGAAAACATTCATTCATTATACAAAGCACGGCTTTCAATACCTGGGCATGAAAACCATTGTCACTGATGTGGTAAGGGAAAACAATCAAACATACCGGTTAGGCTGGACTGAGCAATGTAAGGATGGTAGCAAAATGGGAGTGGGTATGCCCGAATACCTCTTACTTTTCCGTAAGCCGCCAAGTGACACCAACAATGCATATGCTGATGTTCCTGTCGTAAAATCAAAAGATGATTACAGTCTATCCCGATGGCAAGTAGATGCGCATGGTTACACTCGAAGCTCCGGCAATCGCAGACTGGATATTGATGAGCTGGTAGCCTTGCCGCATGACAAAATATTTAAAATATTTCGTGAGCATTCATTGAATGAAATCTATGATTTTGAATACCATGTCAAAATCGGTGAAGCGCTGGCCGCTGAAGGAAAGCTACCGACCACGTTCATGCTATTGCAGCCGCAAAGCTGGAGTAATGAAGTTTGGACTGACATCACCCGCATGCGGACGCTGAATGGTTCCCAATACAGTAAGGGTAAGGAAATGCATCTATGCCCTATGCAGCTGGATTTAGCTACCAGGGTTATCACCCAATTTTCAAATGAAGGAGATATTGTTCTGGACCCGTTTGGTGGACTTATGACGGTACCATCGGAGGCTATTAAACTTGGCCGGTATGGTATGGGCTTCGAGCTGAACCACAATTATTTTTTTGATGGTGTGGCTTATTGCAAGGCTGCTGAATCAGCAGTTAAAACGCCCACATTGTTTGACCTCATAAATGAAGCATCCTGATGGTACAAGAAAAGAAACTTTGGGAATATCAGGAGCGGTCGGTCAATCTGACTATTGCAAAGTTTGGCAACAACATCCGCAGGGTTGTTTTCCAGATGGCGACAGGAGGGGGTAAGTCCCCTTGCTTTGTAACGATGAGTCACCGGTATACCCAAAAGATGAAAAACCGTGTTCTCATTCTTGTTCACAGGGAGGAGTTGTTGCAGCAGGCGAGAAAGACTTTATACAACTGGTATGATATCACCTCCGCCGCTTTGACCGCTGAGACCGAATATTTACCCAATTACCAGGTGGTAGTAGCCATGGTGGAGACGGCTTTTAACCGGCTCAAAAAGAACCCAAATTATTTTGGAGAGGTAGGCTTGCTGATAATTGATGAGACACATAGGGGGGAGTTTAAGAAGCTATACCCGCATTTTCCTAATGCGTTTATCTGTGGTTTTTCAGCCACGCCAATCAGTGGCAAAAAAGATGATCCACTGAAGAACCATTTTGATGATATCGTATGCAGCATAGACATCCCCGAATTGATAGAAATCTGGAGGGCGGACCATACACAAGGCCTGGTACCGAACAAAACCAAGTGCATGTCATCTGTTGACCGGGATAAGCTTTCCATAAAAGGTGGTGAGTTCGTAGATAAGGAAATGCAGGAAGAATATAAAAAAGCCAAGCACGTTCAGAATTGTCTGTACGCATATAAGACTTTTTGCGACGGTAAAAAGACCATCATTTTCAACACCGGATTAGAGCACAATCAAAAAGTATATGAGGTATTCAAAGCGGCCGGTTACCCGGTAGAAATGGTAGACGGTACCACGCCCAAAGAAATCAGAAGAGGGATTTTTAAATGGTTTAAAGAAACTCCTGGTTCTATATTGGTGAATTTTGATATCGCTACCACAGGCAATGACGAACCAAGCGTGGAAGCCGTTATTACAAACTTCTCTACAAAATCCCTTACTAAATGGTTACAGACAACAGGACGCGGGGGCAGACCTCATCCAGGCAAAGAATTGTTTCACATAATAGACCTCGGGGGAAACGCCGTAGAGCACGGTGACTGGAGTGATGCGCGTGATTGGAAAGATATTTTCTTCCGCCCTGAGAAAGCAAGAAAAAAATCTGATGAAAAGGTTGGAAAGGAGTGTAAAAACTGCCACGCGCTTATAAAAATCGGTGTAAATATTTGTCCTGAATGTGGCCATGAGAACCGCGAAAAAAGGCAGAATGTATATGATAATGGTCCGGCCACTTTTCAAGATTTTAGTGGTAAACTTTTGCCAGAGGTTGATATTGAAACATTGATTATTGAAACGATGAACAACAAAATGTACTTCGCCCTTCACAAAATAAAGGCTGCTATCATCACCCATGTAAAATACAAATGGAGAATACGCCGGGGTAAGATGACCGATGAAATCGCTGAGCAGATATTGTCTCACTATAACCAAATGGTATATCTGTGGCTTGAAATCGGAAAAGAAAAGTTTGGTAGGTGGCCCGATAAGCATGGAGACAGTTGGATAAGGAACGGCGCCTGGCATCAAAAGATGGCTGGCCAGTGGATGCGTGAGGCACTGGAAAAGGAATTTGAATGGCCGGCAATAGAAGTATAATCTCAAAAATAATCATCATGACACAGGATGAACTGCAAAAGAAGTATGACCGCCTGCTGGATAAGACCAGGCAGATGCGCGGATGGCAAAAAGAGTATTTCAAATACAGGGCAGGTACAGACCTGGAGAAGGCTAAACGCCTCGAGCGTGAAGTAGATGCTATAATATCAGAAGAGGTAAAAATTCAAAAGAGTAACCAAGGAGAAATTTTCTAATATGGAGAACAAACAGACTTATTCACAGAAACTAAAGGACCCTCGCTGGCAGCGTGTGCGCTTGCAAATATTACAACGTGATGACTTCACCTGTAAAAAATGTGGTGATAAAAACAATACACTTCACGTTCATCACAAATATTACGATTTTGGTAAAGACCCTTGGGACTATAAGACAGAGGTTTTAGTTACCCTGTGCGAAGGTTGTCATTCTGAAGAGGAAGAGGCTAAGGGTAACAAGCAGGAAATAATCCGCGCTTTTTTGGAAGCCGGCCATTTCAACACTGAGCTTGACCACCTAGCTGCATTACTTCAGGGCGCCATCAATTTTTTAGGGACGAGCCTTTTTCATGATGTTATTACTGACCTGGCTATAAGAGGAGAAATCAACGAAATATTATTAACAGCCATTGCAGCAATACCAAAACCGACAAAAGGGGAAAACAAAGAACCTACGGAAGATTTAGAGTTTTAGTTTATGAACAACCAGGACGAGTTAGTAGCCTATATAAAAATAAGCAGATCTCTGTTCAAGCATTTTTTGTGGAACGAAAAGAGAGCCTTTAGCCGCTTTGAGGCGTGGCTGGACTTAATTCGAAAAGCATCCTTCAGTGAAGAAGTAACGGAAATGATTAAGGGTAAAATAATCAGTAAAAACAAAGGACAAATAATAGCAAGCGTCCGTTACTTAATGGAAGCCTGGGGATGGAGCAACTCAAAAGTCTCAGACTTTCTCGAATTATTGCGTAGCCAACAAATGATCTCAATTGAAAAGCAAAATGGCATCTCTGTTATCACACTCACAAACTATGAAAAGCACAGCGGAAAAAACTTACAAAAAAGACGCAAAGGAGACGGCTCAGTTGACGAAGAATCATATGGTTATATTAATGAAGAAGACAATGAAAAGACGCAAAAGGCGACATTGAAGCGACAGTCAGGCGACGGGGAAACGACAAATATAATAAAGGATAATAAAGAAGAAGGAATTAGGAAAAGGAATAATCTTTCTGCTTCTATCGAAGCAGACCGGGTGAAGGATAAAGGACTGAAAAAGAAATATACGGAGTTGTGTGAATCATTTGCGAATAAGGATACTATTTCAATTTGGTCAGACCTTAAAAACTTCATTGAAGAAAATAAACCTCAATTCCCAGAGCCATATATTGACACGTGGAACATTTTTGCTATCAGGTATAAACTGATTGACCGCCAAATAGAGCTTACCGCGGACCGTCGTCAAAAGTTACGGACAAGGCTTGCAGAATCTTCTTTTGATTTTTTCGGAATTCTCAGTGCAATAAGGGAAAGACCGGCAATGAGAGGAGAAAATTCCAGTGGGTGGAAGGTTGATTTCAATTATCTAATTCGCTCAGAAAAAACTTATTCAGAAATTTTGGAGGGAAAATTTAAATGAGAGATTCAAAATACGATAGAACTAAATTAAACAAAGCACAGCTGAGCAAGATTGACCTAAGCACCGCGGTTTATGGTAAGGTTCCGCCACAAGCCAAGGAGCTCGAAGAGGCAGTACTGGGAGGGGTTATGCTGGAAAAAAACGTTTTTGATATTGTGGCCGAAATACTTCGCCCGGAATGTTTTTACATGGATGCCCATCAGCGGATTTTTAAAGCCATGCAAGAGCTGCAGCAGAAGAATAGTCCAATTGATTTACTCACCCTGGTTGAACATTTGAAGTTTAAAGAAGAATTGGAAACTATTGGCGGTCCATATTTCCTTGCCCGCCTTACAAATTCAGTCGTATCAAGCGCTAATATCGAGGCGCATTGCCGGATTGTTTTACAAAAGTTCATGGCCCGGGAGCTCATCCGGATTGGAAGTATGGCGGTCAATGAAGGCTATGAAGACTCGAGTGATGTTTTTGATTCAATCGGCATGGTTGAAAAGGAAATGTCCGTCCTTACCACTGGGGGCCACGTGAAAAGCTACAGCGATATTTCTTCTGTTGTTGTCAGCAGGTTATCAAGAATTGCGGAATTGCGTAAACAAGACCGTCACGTGACCGGAGTTCATACGGGTTATGCAGAACTTGACCGCGTAACCCACGGCTGGCAGCCTACTGATTTGATTATTCTTGCCGCAAGGCCTTCAGTGGGTAAAACAGCTTTTGCGCTTAATTTGGCACGCAATGCAGCGACTCATTTTCAATACAAGGTTCCGGTTGGTTTCTTTTCGCTGGAGATGAGTACTGGCCAGCTGGTAGATAGAATCATTTCTGCAGACGGTGAATTACTACTGGACCATATTACGAACGGGCAACTGGCAAATGATGAAATGGTAAAACTGGATGAGGCTTCAAACCGTATCAGCGAAATGAAAATTTATATTGATGATACAGCCGCGGTAAATGTTTTCCAGTTAAGAAGCAAGGCCAGGCGCATGAAACGCAAGCATAAAATTGGGCTCATTATCGTGGATTATATCCAGCTGATGAGTGGCATGGAAGACCGTAAAACCAACAACCGCGAACAGGAGATATCAACCATTTCCCGGCAGTTGAAAATACTCGCTAAAGAGCTGGAGATACCTATTATAGCACTCAGTCAACTGAGCCGTAAGGTCGAGGATAGGAAAGGAGGAAAGATCCCGCAGCTGAGTGACTTGCGCGAATCGGGCGCTATTGAGCAGGATGCTGATATGGTAATGTTTCTCTACCGTGAGGAGGATTCAAACGAAATGGGCGAAAGTAATAAGGGCCTCACCCATTTGAAAATAGCCAAGCATAGAAACGGCACACTGGAAACGATTGACTTTGAGGCAAGGCTATGGTTTCAAAAATTTATTCCTTATGAACATACCCAGGGACCGGCAGAAAAGAAGACCGGCAGTTGGAAACCAGTCTCTGATTTATTTGACAAGAATAGTGATTTGAAATTTTAAAAAATAACCAATGATTACAAAACTCAAACCCACCATGTCAACCGTAGTAGATGCCGTTCTCAGTCACAAAGGTATGGCTTTGCATGAAATACAACTCAATACTCGGAAGAGGCCTGTGGTTTACGTAAGACAATTGACCATGTATATGCTAACCATGTATACAAACATGAACCAAAGGAAAATTTCAGAGTTATTCAACAAGGACCATACGACAGTGATTCATTCTGTACAGACTATTAATGACCTATTGTGTTATGATGAGGGGGTTAAGAATGATGTGGCAGCAATTAAAATACTGATAGGGGAATGAAAAAGCCAGTTATCCGAATAGAAGACTTCCGCAACACAGCAGCTGCCAGGCTCAACAAGCACCTATTTGAAGAGCCGTCGCCTGCCCCGCAGGAAGAAAAGAAGAAAGGCAAATTCGGCAACAATATCACTTATGTTGACGGTATTCCTTTCGATTCACAGAAAGAAGCAAAGCGTTACCGGGTTTTACGCAAGGCCCTGAAGGAAGGAAAAATTAGTTTTCTGGCTAGGCAGGTCCAGTTCGAGCTAAATGCACCGGGCACCCATAGCTTAATCTATGAGGCTGACTTCACCTATACCACTGCTGATGGAAAACAAATCGTGGAAGACAGTAAAGGCCACAGAACCCGGGAATATTTAAAGAAAAAGCGCTTGATGAAAAAAGTGCATGGCATTGAAATACTTGAAACATGACCTATAAATACCTGGGTGACCGCTTCACTGACGAAAAATATAAAGGGCAACTATGTCAAGCAGTTCGCCGGCCAGATGGGAAATGTATCCGTGGAAGGAACGGGAGCATGCTGGTTGAATTTGCAGGCGGTATAAAAGTGAACGTGATTGGCAGATTGCTAAGAAAAATAAAACCATGATTGTAGCCCTACTGATAGATGGTATTGAAGTAAAAGAATTCTGGTGGCCAGATGTAAAGTTCGGTTGTGATGCAGCTCACCACGAGAATTTGCGGAGACACATAAACGGTGCAGTAAAATACTGCGAAGCAACAATCCAGCACCTGGTCAATCCAGCCAGGTGTACATGGTGCGTAAAAATTAACAGTAGAGGAAAAGCAAAAACGATAAAAATTAACGATAATGAATGCAATAGTAAACTTCAGGTTGTGCACACTCACCGATAAAGAGCTACTGGATAAAGTTGACAGCATGACTGATGAGATGTATAAAACAGGAAAAATACATTATGGCCAAATACCAGCAAGGCCAAATGAAGACTATGATTTATTGGTCGGAGAGTTGGTCAAAAGGTTTTATTTGCTTACTCAGGAAAAGGAATAGTGCATAAAGTGTTAACAACATTTACCACGTTCAGCGGAAACGCTGTGTTCATATCGTTCAGAATATTCTGTACATTTGGTTTATGGCAGCTCCAAAGGGAAATCAATTCTGGAAACTACGTTCTGAACACGGTCGCGAATATCTTTTCGCAAATCACAATGAATTATGGAAAGCCGCTGAAGAATATTTTAACTGGATTGATGGTCATCCTTGGCACAAGAATGAGGTAAACAGGACCGCGGAAGAAAGAACAGACCGCATAATAAAAGTTCCGATAGCCAGACCATATACATTATCAGGCCTTTGTGCATATCTCGATGCCTCAGAAAAGTATTGGTATTCATTTAAGAAGCGCGATTTATCGGAAGATTTTATATACATCGTACAGCGGATAGAGAATATTATCATCACGCAGCAGTTCGAAGGAGCTGCTGTTGGTGCTTTTAATGCGAATATAATTGCCAGAAAACTGGGACTGGGTGAGAAAGTTGATGCAACGCTCGCCAATCCAACCGGACCAACAGACGAGGCGCAACCATTCCGTATCACACTCAACTTGTAACCAGTGACCCGGAACCAGATTATAGAAAAGCTTTATACCGGGAAGAATTTCAATGATTGCATTGGCAAGATGGAGCCCGACCACTTGCGGGAAGATTTAAAGATGGAGGTGATTGCCATTGTTTGTGAGATACCAGAAGAAAAGATAATCGGGCTGGCGGAAAGAAAGGAGCTTGACTTTTTTGTGGTGAAGATTATTCTGAACCAAATAAAATCCAACTCGTCACCATTTGCCAAGAAGTACCGGCAACATTTGGTAGAGTATAATGGCCTCCATGTTAATGGAGAATGGGAAAACAGTAAACAAGGCAGGGAATTTACAAAAGATGAGATAACCTTCTTCACTAAAAGATCTCAGGCAATTGAAGCAGATTTTAATATAGACATCGAAGAGCGCGAATTGCGGGAGTTGGTTGAGGATATGGCCCTCGAAGAAATAGACCGGGAATACTGGTACAACAAGGGCCTTATTCATCTATATCTCAAACATGGAAACTACCGTGCAATCCAGGCCGAAACAGGAATTCCTTATATCAGCGCTTATAAGACCATTCAAAAATCATTTAAAAACATCAAACAAAAAGTAGGTAAATGAAAATTACATCATCTATAATCCAATGGGCCATTGTTATAGCGGTTACTTATTTCATCCTTATGGGGTTCAGCTTCCGGCCCCATGTTCCTGTTTTCCCTGTAGTGCCAGGTTACTTGGTGGTTCCGTTCGCGCTGAGCCTAGCATTTATATGGGTGGAGGTTTTGAAGTTGGGATCAGTGAAGCCTTTCACCTGCGTTAAATGTTTATCCGCGTGGTTTGCGCTGATATTGTCGCTGGTCTTTCACCAGGTGGCGTTTTGTTTTTTCCATATGGCATTGGGGCTATTCGCCGGCTCCATGTATTCAGCAGTAAAAATGAGATTTCTATAAAAACAATTTTATGAAAGTACAAAGCAGACAGGTTAAAAATGGCAAGGGGGAAACTATTGTCATCCCGATTTTAGATGTTCGTAATAGCGAAGAAGAGCGTCGGGCCGCTGAGCAACGGGTAAAAGTGAGCAACGGCAATCATAGTAAATACATACCCGCAAAGTGGGGCTATGGGCCAAACGGACCGAAAAAATATTGATATGAATGTGCCGCAAGCAAAAACACATATCCGAATTCCGGGCAGGCCGGCAGGTTGTCAGTCTGGCAAGAAGGACAAAATTGCCTGTCACCATGTTCAGGATATATCTCTGCAGATGCGGCAGCTATCATGTAACAACAATGACCGTGGAGGAATATAAAGCAACTTTTAAAAAGCAGGGACCGGCTTAGCGGTCCGAATTAAATACTATGAGCTGGTCAATAACATTAATCGGAAAGCCGGAAAACATTGTCGCTGCCCTCAAAGAACAAAGCGAAAAATTATCGGGTATGTCTAAAACAGAATTTGATGACGCGTTGCCACATCTTGTCGGCTTGGTAGAGCAGAATTTCAATACTACCACTACTGTCGGACCTGTTATTAACTTAACAGCGTCAGGCCATGGGTATGACAATTACCGTCAGTGCACTGTTTCAATTCAACCGCTGGCTGGAAATTTAGTTTAATTACAAAGGCGGTGTCAAAGCCGCCATTATTTTAAATCATGCGCATAATCGCTTTTGTACATAAAGACTCTGGCCCTTGCTTCCACCGAATCATTATGCCACTCATGCTCATGGATGGCCCGGATGTCTTCATCACCAACAACCTACTGGAAGAACACTTTGAAAAAGGATGCGACCTATTTATCTATAACAGGGTGCTGCCGATAGAGCAAATGCCGAAGATCCACGAACTGCAAAAAAAACATGGCTTTAAAATCTGCGTGGATATTGATGATTACTGGCTGCTCGATGAGCACCATATTCTTTACCGGGATTACCTGCGTGAGGGTTTTGCGGCCCACCAGATACAGCACCTGAAAGATGCGGATGTTGTTCTCACCACTCACGAACGGCTGGCAGAAGAGGTCCGCTGGTTCAATACCAATGTGCACGTATGTCCTAATGCCATACCGCATTTAGGACAGTATGATATCGAAAGAGAGCCTTACTATTTAACGCGGCTATTCTGGCAAGGGAGTATCACTCACCAGGAAGATATAAACCTGCTGGGCGTTCCATCTTACCGGCTCAATACAATCTCACCCAAAATAAAGATGGTCATGGCTGGGTATTGCGAAGAAGATACCTGGTATAAAATGGCGAAGACCTACACGGCGAACCTCAAACACCAGTACAAGTTAATCCCGGCGCTGCCTATCACCAGCTATTACGAGGCATACAAAGACGCAGATATCTGTCTGGTACCGCTAGTTAACTCAATGTTCAATCGGATGAAGAGCAACCTGAAAGTATTGGAAGCCGCGAACCTGGGATTGCCGGTGGTGGCATCGGACGTCCACCCTTATAAGGAAATGCCATTGCTCTATTGTAAGAACAGTTCAGACTGGATAAACCACATTACCCGGCTGGTTAAAAGTAAGAAGCGGCAGAAAGAGGCAGGGCAAGAGTTGCAGGAGTTCTGCCAGGAGCATTACAATTTCCATAAGATTAATAATGCCCGCAGAGAGATACTGGAATATGCGGCATCAAAAATAGGAATATGAAATACGTATATAAAGTTATCGGAATTGAGGATGCTATGAATGAAAGCCAGTGTATACTGTTTGAAAAAATATTGAATTTCTATGGTGATAAAGGGTGGGAGTTAATACAATATTCAGAGACACTTTTTTATTTCAAAAAAGAACTTTTAGAACTCAAATTAGGGTTAGGATTTGACAATTTAAATCCAATGGATAAATCATGAAACCAGAAAACCGTGCATTCCTTGAAGCTAACCGCCATCACCACACCACGCTTGTAAGAGCGCAGTATATGCGCCATCTGAGTTCAAATGAACGGGAAGGCATGCAGCGGATAATGCGGGAAGAGTTTAATCCCAATTACACTTCAGACCTCTGGTGCCCACCCTGCGTAGCGGATATGGTGACATTGCTTTACCGGTTGTACGATGAATACCTGCAGAACAATCCTGACCCGGTTACCAACCCCATCATTCCGGCGCCCATCAAAGAAGTGCATGTGACGTTCCCTTCTCATAAACACAAAAACCGTTTCAGAAAATGACAGTGCCGATTACAATAGGACTGGAATTTAAGTCTCAGCATTTCACCCAAACGGCAAGGGTATCGGCTATCCGTGAAACAGAAGTGGACCTTATTCTTATCTCATCTGAAGGACATGGCCAAGAGCTAAAGGGTTGCAGCCTGGTTCATGTAAAGAATATGTTCGAACATGGCGTCTACTATGTACCCGAAAAAGCAAACGAAATTTCAATGATATCTATATGAACTTTAAACATTCTGGTGCAACCGGCGATATAATATTCAGTCTTCCAACAATCAAGGCTATGGGTGGTGGGACACTTTATATTCATCCATATGATGAAAGCCGCGCAATCAGTATTGCACAGCTTATCCGTAAACAACCATATATCGAAAATGTGTTTATAACATCCAATCCACCTGGCGACTGCGTTAACCTGGATAAATTCCGTGAATATGCCGGTCATCATAGTAACCTAATTACCGCGCATTTAACGGCACAGGGATTAAAGGATGAAAGCTGGCGGGACGGTTGGTTAACAATTCCAGAGCTTGATGGTCCGCCATTTTCCCTTACCAATTATTCTGTAATAAATCGCACTACAAATTATGCAGACCCCAATTTCGACTGGAAAACAGAGGTTGATTATTTACTGGGTTTTTCAAGTGACTGCTATTTCATTGGATATGAAAGTGAGTACAAATGGTTTCAGGCTCTTTTTAAAACAAAGGCAAAATTTCTGCAATCTGACTTTATGCATGCAGCCTACCTGATTAAATACGCCAATATATTTACGGGTTGCTATTCAGCCATGAGTACCATTGCTATGGGGCTGGGCATTAATTACCGGATTGAACAAGCGCCCGGTCATACTTGCAGCAGCCTGCTGATGCCTCGCGAAATCATTATTAACCTGGCAACATGGAAACCTTAAAAAAGATAATGGGAATTATTATTCTAAGTATTGCATGGCTAACAGTCCCTTTCACTATTCCTTACGCTTACATAATGTGGATAAGGCAAAGCAAGAAGGGCGAACGGTGCAAGCGGGAGTTGGCATTGTATTTTGTTTTATTGGCAGCAAATTTAAAATGTAACCGATGGATACTGTAGGTAGTTTGATTGACAAGCTGGTGATTGTGAATCTCAAAATATTCAAGGCAGAGGATATTAAGCGCGAGCCAGGAGCCACCGATAAAACCATTGCCGATGCCACCCGGGCAACCAATGGGCTCAATCAGCAGCGCAACGATTTGATAAACGAAATAAACGAACGGCTGGGCGATAAAACCAATTCAATAAAGCTTTATGGTAGAACTACTTAATCTCGGAGAGATATATGTGAGCGATTTTCTAAAACCAGGCGAAGAACCTGGAATTAAGCATGAGCTGAAACTCGTGCTGGATGAAAAAATAGGAGCTCCACGCCTTGAAACAACCGCTCCGCTGAGCAGTATGTTTGGTAAATACTGGTACCGGTCAGGAACGAATGAGACAATGAAGGCGGCGCTGAAGGACGTGGTGGATAGTATTTTACCGCATGTAAATTCAAACTATGGCCAGGGATGGTTTGATATCGCAGGAAATGACGGAACACTACTATCGTTTGTTCCGGATAATTTTATTCGCTTTAATATCGACCCTTGCGAAAAAAGCATCTATAGTCAGTCGCAAAGTCATGCAATTGTTTTTAATGATTACTTTAAAAAGGAACTGGTAAACGGTATGCAGGCTGCGGTTATCACCACCATTGCAATGTTTTATGATATCGAGGATTACAGCACTTTTGTTAAAGACGTATACGAAGTACTGGCTGAGGGTGGAATATGGGTTTTGCAGCTCAGCTATACGCCATTGATGATTCAGCAGCTTGCATTTGACAATATTCTTTCAGAGCATGTTTACTACCATAGCTTGTCATCTATGAAGAAGGTGCTAGAGCCTAACGGGTTTGAGATAGTGGATTGTACACTCAATGATGTGAATGGTGGTTCATTCAGAATATTTGTGAAGAAAAAAGGACAGCCATTTGCCACTCAGCAATACCAGGATGTGTGCAAATTCCGTATGGATTCATTGCTGCGCATGGAAAATGAGATGCGGCTTGATAGTGTAATAACCTGGGCAGAATTTGATAACAGACTTCAAATACTGAAATATGATATCACAACAACCATCGCCCGCCTTGTGCAGGATGGCAAAACAATAATGGCATACGGAGCCAGTACAAAGGGTAACACGCTCCTTCAGTACTTTGGTCTGGATAATACGCTAATCACAGCAATAGCCGAAAAGCAAGAATGTAAAGTTGGTCTGAGAACTATTGGAACTGACATCCCGATTATATCTGAACGGGAAATGCGGAGATTAAAGCCGGATTATCTGCTAATACTTCCGTGGCATTTTATTGATGAGTTTGTGAAACGGGAAGCTGATTACCTAAACGATGGCGGAAAATTCATTGTGCCGCTGCCCAAATTAAAAATCATAGAACGATAGTCTATGGTTAGAGAAATAAATTATACCCGCCCTCCCTTATATAGCTACCAAAAAGAAATCATTGATAGTCCAGCCAGATATACGGTAACACTTGCATCCACCAAGGTTGGTAAGACGGCATCCCATGTTGTATGGCTTTTTGAAGAGGCTCTTCAGTGTGGCGCCAAGCCAACTATGCGGCAAACGGTGATGAAAGAAGATGGCGGCAAAGTAATCTTTATTCAAAATACTGACCCGGGGCTGCTTAACTTATCTGTGTGGTGGGTAGCCCCTACATTTGGGCAGGCAAAGATTGCGTATGGTCGTATGAAGAGCCAGCTCAGCGATAGAGATTTCTTCACAGCGAATGAAACAAATCTTATTATTACATTGATTACCGGTGTTAAAATCCATTTCAAGACTGCAGAGAAGCCGGATAATCTTTATGGTGATGATGTATATGCTATAGTCTTTGATGAGTTTACCAGGGCGCGAGAGGCCGCATGGTTTGCATTACGCTCCACACTCACCAGCACCGGTGGAAAATGTAAGTTCATTGGCAATGCCACTTCAAAGAAGAATTGGGGAGTAAAACTGGCAATGCGCGCAAAGGCCGGTCAGGAAAAGGATTATCAATATTTTAAGATAACAGCCTATGATGCTGCGGCGGCGGGTATGAAAACAAAAGACGGTAGGCCATTCATTGAGGAAATTGAAGCGGCAAAGAATGACCTTCCAGAGGCTGTGTTTAATTCTCTCTATATGGCGGAAGCCAGCGAGGATGGTAACAATCCTTTTGGTCTGAAGTATATTTCTGCTATCTGTTATCCGACATTGAGTAGTCAACCGTCTGTATGCTATGGGGCCGATGTGGCCAATAAAGTAGATAGCTGCTCAATCATCGGTTTAGATAAGCTCGGAACAATGAGCCACTATCAAAACTTTAAGCGAACAGGATGGCCGCATGTGATTGCAACGATACAACATCTGCCACCAAAGCCTGTGGCCATGGACAGTACAGGCGTCGGTGATGTGGTGCTGTCACAGGTGCAGCAATCAAGGTCTGATGTAGAAGGTTATATCTTCACCCAACAGAGCAAGCAGCGTTTAATGGAGGGCCTCGCAGTTGGCATCCAACAACGCAAACTGCTAATCGCGGATGATGGAGATGTAATTAATGGTACTGGAAAACTCCGTCACCAGCTGGAGCAATTTGAAATAACTTATACACGCACAGGGGTAGTATACAGTGCACCGGAGGGTGAGCATGATGATGATGTCTGCGGGCTGGCGCTTGCATGGCACAAATGGCAGACGGCGCATTCTGGCGGAGAGATTTCTGTTTGGTAAATCCCATTAATTACTTACTTTGCCCACATGCTCAGCTCCGTTATGGCCGTATCAGCCAGCGGAATACTGACCTATATTTCCGACAATGGTATTTATGAAATCATTGGCGGTTCGTCTGGTCAGTTAAACCTGGCGCGGCTCGAATAAAAAGCCTCAGCAGAAATGCGGGGCTTTTTTGTTAACGTCAATTTAATTCCTGCTTCGGGAAACAAAACCTCTCTTTCCATATTTACCAGTATAAACGTTTCATCATGGATATTCATCTTCACATTGGCCAATTGGTTATCGACCTTCCCGCTGAGAAGATTGATAAGATCCTTGATTTAGTTATTAATAACAGTAAAAAACAAGAACAAATCATGGCAACATTAAAAGACATTCAGGATCAGAACACAGCATTAATTGCAGCCGTGCAGGCAGAAGACACGGTTATCGATTCCGCCGTTACCCTTATCGGCGGATTCAGTACAACATTGGCAGGTATCAAACAGCAATTAGCAGACGCTCTTGCATCAAACGACCCCGTAGCTCAGCAGGCTGTCGTTGATTCTTTGACATCTACAATTGCTGATGTGTCAGCAAAGAAAGATGCTCTCGCAGCAGCGGTTGCCGCCAATACACCTGCCGCTTAAACTATGTAATGTAAGTTTAAAAAGCCCTGTATTATTGCGGGGCTTTAATTTTTTTCAGATATGTCCATAACAAAAGCACAGGCAAAACTACTTGCAGAAGGATTCCTGGATACATTGGATACCGGGAAAAACGAACCTGGCATCCTTCCACGCAATACACTGACAGAATTATTTCTTTTGGCTGGTGAGCTGGTGGACGATGCGCAGAAGAACCTGATAGAGGGAAACAATATCGCCACAGGCAAGCTGTCTGCCTCTCTGATTGTTGATGAGCCTATTCAGAATGGCAA